GCCGTACCGGATTCTTTCGATTGTGTGGGCATTGCCGACTCACAGGCTGGAATTTGCGGCCAAGCTAAGGGCCATAGCCGAGACGATTGAGCAGACTCCTGATTTGGAGATAGATGGAATTGAGCGGCATGGGTTTGGGGTTCGGTGATGCTGTATTTTCTGGTGTGCGCCGACGAGGTTGCCGGGTGTGCGGAGTGTCATGAGCGCGGCTGGACGCAGGTCGGGGCGGCGCGGTTTTACACGCCGGCGCGGGACGACGTGCGGGTGATCCGGCGGTTTACCGACATGGCGCTGTTGCCCGGCGGGACGTGGCTGATGGCGGGGCGCGACTTTGCGCAGAACCCGGAGGCGCAGCATTTTCTCGACTTGACAAAGCTGGGAGCGGCGAGATGGATGGAAGGCGAGATGCCCAGGGCGGCGCCGGTTCCGATGCCGGCCGAGCCGATGCCGGAGGAGCCGGAGCCGATGGCGGCGATGCCGTTCAACCCGGCGCTGACGGTCCCGTCGACGCGGGACAACTGGCCGCCCCGGACAGCGCCGGAGCTGTCGAGTGGCGGTCGCCGTGGTCCCAGACCGTATCGCAGATAGGGCATGACCCGGTATCCGGCGAGCTGCACGTCATCTGGGCCAACAACGGCCGCCACAGCGTCTACGCCGGGGTCACGGCCGAGCACGCGGGCAAGATCATGAATTCGGCGTCGGTAGGGTCGGCGCTGCGCGGCCTGCGGCAGAACCCCAGTCATCCGCACAGGTATGGAGATTGTTAAAATGTCGCCATCAGAAGAAATGCGAGTTGTCGCGCTTAAGCTCTCCCAAGAGGTCGAGTGCAGAAATTCTCTGGAAATCGAACGTATGTATCGGTATAACGCTGCTGAGGGCAAAATAGAACCTACGGAGCAAAACACTACGCCAGACGCGCAAAGTATCGTGGATCGCGCTCGGATATATTTTGCTTTCTTGTCGGAAGCGTAGTCGGAGAAACCTAATGTATGCGTGGCAGGTGTGGTGATGACTGACCTTGCCGACGCCTTCACCCGCATGGCCGAGCGCATTCGCGCGATTCAGCCCGCCGACTTCAACGGCGCGCTTGTCCTGGTGGCGCCGGACGGCACCGAGATTACGCTGATGATGCAGGGCACGCGCGACGAAGTGGTGTTCTGGTCCACGGCGAAGAGCAAGATCGAGATTGCCGCCACCGACTTCGCCCAGAAGGCAGCGGCCCCAGTGTTTGGACAATACCGATGATCAGGCTGGCTGGAATGAAGTTACCTCAAAAGGTAACGGTAGAATGGTGCGTTTCGGAAGTGGATGCCATCCGAACAATAAGCGGTGATAACGAAGCGGCGCACACCCGCGAGGACGATCTTCATAAAGCGGTGCTTAAGGCTATCGCCGAGGGCAATTGTGACGACGCCGCTGGTTGCGCGGCTGCGGTTCTCAAGACGCTAGATATTGATTTTGCGCGGTGGTGTGCCTAAACAGCATATGTGCTTTCTAAGAAAGACCTGACGCCCTCCCGCCCCGGCGCCGCCTCGCGCCGCAGGATTGCCGCCCCTGAGCCCGAGGAGGTCAACCTCGGCTGGAACCCCCAGAAGGTCGCGGCTTTCGAGAAGGCCTTCTGGGAATTCGCCGGGCACGTCCGCATCAATTCCAAGGAAAAGGGCGGCAACTACCCGATCGTCAAGGGCTTGTATTGGGGCCAAAAACAGTTTGTCCGCCGCCTGTTTGACGGCTTAGCTGAAGACAAACACACTATTAAATGCCTGAAAAGCCGACAGCTAGGCATATCGACGATCGTCGAATTGATCGTAACGTTTTGGATTGGCGTCTTTGACGGTACGCAAGGTGGCGTGGTCTTCGATACCGGGCCGCATACGGCGGCTGCGCGCAGGCGGATCAAGACCCTGATCGACAATCTACCTGCCAACTACAAATTTCCCCGCGTCGTGGCCGACAATAGGGATGGCTTGACACTAGAAAATCAAAGCCAATTGCTGTTCATGTCGGCCGGGGTGCGTGAGACATCAAGCTCCGGGACTCTTGGGCGGGCGTCCGGCCTTAATCTGCTGTGGGGAAGCGAGTTGTGCTCGTGGCAGAATACGGAAGGGTTGGTTTCGCTAAAAAACGCCCTGTCGCAGACCAATCCTGACCGCGTCTACATCGAGGAGTCCACCGCTCGCTCGTTCAACATCTGGCATGACGAGTGGATGGATGCCGTCAACAACGAGTTGGAGGAAATAGCCTACTTCGCCGGATGGTGGGCCAAGGACGACCAGCGAATTCTGCGCGGCACGCCGCAGTGGAAGGTCTACGGCGCCGATCCGCCGACCGAGGCGGAGTTGAGGCGTATCAAGGCCGTCAAGGAATTATACGGTTTTGAAGTCGATCTGGAGCAACTTGCTTGGTACCGCCGCTACATCGACCCGTCGCGCGAGCGGGAGGAGGATGAGCCTGCCGACGGATATCAGATACAGGATCAGCCGTGGACTGCCGATGAGGCCTTTCAGCAGTCCGGCGCGCCGTTTTTCCGCGCCGACAAGCTCACGGTCGCGAGCCAGGCGGCGAAGAGCATCAAATACCGGCCCTATCGGTTCTGGCCGGGAGATTCGATCATCAGTTGCGACGTGCAGCCGTCGAAGACCTGGAAAGAGGTCGAGCTGAAAGTCTGGGAAGACCCGGTTTCCGACGGCTGCTACGTCGTGTCGGGCGACCCCGCCTATGGGCGCAACGAGTTCAACAACAATTCGTGCGCTCAGGTGCTGCGCTGCTATGCCGACGCGGTCGAGCAGGTTGCCGAGTACACCTCGGCCATCATCGAGCCGCATCAGTTCGCGTGGCTGCTGTGGACGCTGGTCGGGTGGTACGGCTCGGCGCACCAGAGCCAGGTGGTCTGCATTTGCGAATTGAACGGTTCGGGCGAAGAGGTGTTGCGGCAGTACAACGTGACGCGCACCCTGTTGCGAGACGGCTACATGCGCTCGGCTGCGAGGGAAGCCGGGATCAACAACATCTTCCACAATGGCAAGAACTACGTCTACAGCCGGTCGGATTCGATGAGCACCGGGCATAATTGGTGGTGGAAGACCTCTGGCCAGCTGAAGGTGCAGATGATGGACGGCCTGCGCGGATATTTTCATAACGACACGGTGCTGGTCCGGTCGTATGACGCGCTGGAGGAGATGAAGACGATCGCCCGCGAGGGCGACAAGATCGGCGCGCCGTCGGGCAAGCGCGACGACCGCAATTCGGCATTGGCCTTTGGTGTGCGGGCGTGGGAGGAACGGCTGCGGCGCGACCTCAACAGGACGAACCGGACCCGCGAATCCGACCGCATCCGGCGTGCCGGCTCGCCAGTGGACATGATGGCGCTGTTTCAGAAGAATTTGCTTGAGGACATGTTCAAGCGTAAGGCTGCGGGCAGACAGGCGGCGCGGCTGGCGTCATTGCAGCGCCACGGCTTCAGGATGCGGTGATGATTAGAGATTGCGATCTTAGGAAGATGACGCCGGAAGAGATTGCCCAAATCAAGAGGCAGCTTAATTATCAGAAGGTGGCCTTGGTGAATGGGCACCTTCAGATTGTCAGGATTGAAGACGCGCCCGACGAGGCGGATTTTTTGGTATGGGAGCGTGGTGGAGGCGGGTTCTCGGCGCAAATCGAGAGGATATCTATATCTGAAAACGATGAGAAAGTTGCCGCGTTAAGAGGCGGGGATTCTAATGGCTAAAGGATGCGGTGAATGATATCAAAGCCTATAGAATTTCAGGCCCTTAGTATTGTTAGAACGATACACTGGTTCCAACCCCATGAGGTTCGTCCCCCGGAAGATGTCCCGCTGTTTGTTGTGTGGTTGGGGAAGCTGAGGATGGCGAGTTGGAATTCTCAGGTTTCCAATTGGCAAGAGTGGCCTGACGGGGACTTTGATTGCGGTTGCGAGGTAACGTGGTGGGCAAATCCGCAAGCCTTTATGCCGGTAGAGTCTCTGTGATGGCGAAATCCAAGGTGCATCGGCTTTTTGAGGCAGGCCCTATTACAGAGCCTGACGCTGAAATGGTGAGCAATCTCCGCGCCCTTCTGAGTCAAGCGCGCCGCCGCGAAATCAAAGGGTTCGGATACTTCCTGGTTCGCGCCAACGACAGCCTTGTGAGCGGCTGGAATGCCGGCGTCGCCGATCGACACGACATGGTCGCGGGGGCGACCCTTTTGCAAGCGCGCGTAGTGAAGGCGTGGGTCGATGGCTAAATTCCAGCACTACCACTGCTCGGCGTGCAACGGCATTTTCAAGTTCTTCCACGCCCTTTCCGATTCGCCGCCGCCCGACTGCTGCCAACTGTGCGGGGCCGTGCTGGACGACAATGCAGCGCCGGCCTTTGTCCCAAAGGCGCCGGGTATCCGCAAGAGCGCCCTGGTGGCATCCGAGCACAAGCTCTACCGGCAAATGGAGGCGTCCTCGATCCAGCGCGCCAAGGAGGCTGCATCGGTTGCCGGGGTGCCGGATGTCGAGATGTCGCACATCAAGATCACCAACATGCGCGAGGCCGGCGAGATGCGCGAGGGCGACACCGCCGCCATCATGCCGCCCGGCAACGCAGTCGCGCAGGTCATGCAACAGCACCCGAACATGGTCGGGTTCAATACCCAGCAGCCGGGCGCTCAATATGCGCTCGGCCGGCCCGACGCCGGGGCGCTGACGCACAGCACCGCCATCATGCCGAACCATGCGCGGGTCGCCGACAGGCTGGTGTCGGCCGGCAGGATGAACCGATGATCATCCCGCGCGGTCAACAGGCGCGCGCCAAGCTCGCCGAGATGATCGTCACCAAATGCCAGGCGTCGCGCGGCCACCGCGAGTCGGCCTATCGGATTTACGGCCAGTGGATCGAGCGCGGCTGGGCGTCGGACGACGGGGCGGGCGGGCTGGCGCTCGCCAACATGCTGTACAGCCATACCGATCGCCTCGCCGCCTACCTGTTCAGCCCGTTCGAGCTGAACTTCGCCGTCCCGTTCGAGGAGCGATTGAGACGCGAGTGGTTGGAGCGCGGGCAGGTCTGCGCCCGAGCCGTCACTGACGAATGGAAGAACGGCAACATCGACCTGTTGTTCGGCGCCGCCGTGAAGCCGGCGGTCGACTACGGTGCATGCTTCTTGAAGCAGCTCGTCGGGCGGGACGCCGACGGCAATGCCGAGATGCACGGCGCTCGCCTGGTGATGCCGCAGATGTTTGGCGTCATGGACGAGACGGTCAACGACCTCGACAAGCAGGAAGCCTTTGTCGAGACGATGATGCTGAACGAATGGGAGGTATGGCGCCGGATCAGGCACCTGCCGGACGCGGACAAGCTGTTGAAGCGCATTAAGGCCAATTCGGAAAAGCAGGCCGGGGTGTCGCCGCCGACCTCCTTCATGCACCAGGTTCTCTCGACGGCCACCCTCGAGCTTTCCCCGGCGGCGGCCGGGCAGCCGCGACCCGGCGGCTGGGTTCAGACCGGCGGCGGCAACAACTACCCGAATGCCGGCCCGCAAGTGGACATCGACCTCTACCCGATGGAGGAGATTTGGGTCCACGACGACGACACCGACGACTACACGACGATGCTGTGGATGCGGCCCGACATCCTGATCTCGCCTTTTGGCAGGCCGACCAACCTGTGCGTGCCGGGGTATCATCCGTACCAGATGATCCAGGCGAATTTCGAGCCGGGGTATTTCTGGGGCCGTTCCGAAATCGCCGACCTGATGCAGCTTCAAGCGTGGCTGACGACGCACCTCAGCGACATCAACAAGATCATGGGGCAGCAATTCGACAAGTTCATCGCCTATTCGGGGGCCGACGGCATCAATGCCGAGCAGTACGCGATGGACAAGGCGCAGGGTTTCGTAAACCTCGGGGCTGGCGGCAACGCGGTGGACCTGACGCCGAAGATGCCGGAGAACGCAATCCCGCTGATCCGCGAAATCCTGTTTCTGATGGAGCGGGTGTCCGGTTTCCCGCCCATCATGTCGGGCGGCGGCGAGCCTGGGGTGCGCGCGGGGGTCCACGCCGACACCTTGGTCAAAACCGGCTCGCCCCGGCTGCGCGACCGTTCGCTCTGGATCGAGCGGCAATGCGCGAAAGCCGGCGACCTGACGTTGGCGATCCTGCAGGCCAAGGGCACGACGGTCTATTGGACCGACGCGAACGACGAAGGGTCGGACTTTCTGTTGTCGCAGATGCCGAAGTCGCGGCGCGTCAGCGTCGACTCGCATTCGTCGTCGCCGATCTACCACGACGACCACATTCAGCTGATTGCGTTCCTGGTGAAGTCGGGGATTCTCGACCCGATTTCGGCACTGGAAATGCTGAACCTGCCGAACCGCGACCTGTTGATCCAGCGCGCCAAGGAGCGGATGGCGCAGCAGCAGGCGCAGCTACAAAAGCTGGAGCAGGAAGACCCGGAAGCCTTCGCGAAGGTTATTCAGGGCGGGGGTCGCAAGAAGGCCGCTTAGCCCAGCGGGTCTGAGCCCGCCATTCGTCGACCTCGTGCTGGTAATAGACGATCCGGTTGACGATCCGGTAGTAAGGCGGCCCTTGCTCGCGATGGCGCCAGTTCAACAGCGTCTGCGGCGTCACCTTTAATTGACCGGCAAGCTGCTGAGAGGTCAGCTCAGTAACGGGCGCAGGCTTTGGCTCGCTCATGTCCCTTATTGTACGGTCACACCGATTCAACCGCAATAGAATTGCGCGCAACTCCGGTCTCTCGCAAATGCTGCTCCGTCCGGGCTCGTCTCGCACCGCTTTAGCGGGGGCTCCCGGCAGTGTGCAACTGAGAGATGGAGAAGAGCCATGTTGACGATGCCCGGCGTGCGGTATCGCGGCAAGCGCCGTCACAAGCGGCGCTAGACATGCCTGACATGCCGATGGCTCCGGGGTCGCCGCCGCCCGGCGGCTCGCCGCAGCCTCCCCCAACGGCCCCTGCGTCTCCCCAGCCCGGTCAGGCCTCCGGCCAAAACCCGGCGACGACGCCAGTGGCGAATCGCGGGACGGAGCAAATGGCCCTGATGGCCATCGGCATGCACGCCCACCAGATTTCCCAACTTGTCACCAAGCTGCCGTTCGGGTCCGACGAGCAGCGCGAGATTTCGGATGCGGTCAACCGGATCGCGAAACACGCCAAGCCGCAGTCGGCGCCGCCGGGCGTCGAGAAGACCCAGGCGGACGCGATGCAGCTTGCCGCGCGGCAGAACGCGATGCGGCTGCAGGCAATGCGGCAACAGCAGCAAGGCGGACAAGGCGGCGCCCCGGCCGCCGGCGGCGCGCCCGCAATGGCCGCATAGGACGGAGAGCCCCAGTGGACATCTTTCGCGACAATACCCAGCGGATGCCGAAGTCGGATTCGCAGATTAAGAAGATCGACTTCACGCAGTCGCAGATCGGCGGTCGCACCGACCACATTCCGACGCCCAACAAAGAGGGCGACATGGCGATCCGGCACGTCCCGAACGCCGGCACCACGAGGTAATCCGCGATGCCGATGGTCGAAGTCGACGAAGCCCAGCTGGCGACGTACCAGCAGCTTTCGCGCTTTGTGCAGACCGCGCTCAACAACCCGAAGACGCGGCGCAAAATCCTCGAAGCCGACAAGGCGCTCAATCCCGACAAGGCCATTCCCGAGCTCGACGCCGCCGACCCGCTGCATGACGAGCTGAAGGCGCTCCGCGAGGACATCCAGAAGGACCGCGACGAGCGCGCCAAGCAGGCGGCCGAGGAGGCGGACAAAAAGACCAAGGCCGACTGGGACCGTCAGTGGTCGCGCGGCCAGCAGAAGCTGCGCGAGTTGCGGGTGTCCGACGAGGCGATCGGCGAAATCGAAAAGCTGATGGGCGAACGCAACATCGTCGACCACGAGGCGGGCCTGGCGCTTTTCGAGAAGATGCACCCGACCCCGCCCCCGGTCATGAACGGCTCCTCCCGCTTCGGATGGTTCGACGGGGCCGAGAAAGACCAGCCCGACGTGAAATTGCTGCTCGACCAGAACTACGACGAATTCCTCGGTCAGGCGATCGACAAGGCCCGCGCCGACTTCCGCGCAACCGGGCAGTAAAAGGAACGTAAATTATGCCGCTTCCCGGTCAGGGCGTAGTACCAACAGGTAACTTGTATTTGGAACTAACTTCCGTGGTACGGAGGGCTTTCGTTCCCGTTCTGTTCGTTCAAATTTATTACGCCGCTCCAAGTTTATTCTTCTTCTTGGGCGGCGCGGAAAAAGCAGCGGGCGGTCTTTCGCAGATCACGATCCCGATCCAGGGTCAGTCGATGGTCCAGGGCCAGTTCACCGGCCCGGCGGGCGGCTTCAACGCGCCGCAGATCATCCCGGCGATCCAGAACGCGCAATTCCCGCTGGTCTACTGGGTCGTCCCGGTTCCGTTGTACTTCGGCGAGCGGGTGCTGCAGGCAACCGACACGGTGATCTCGACCGTCAAGGCGCGCATGAATGACGTGTGGAACGTCACGGTGCAAAACATCGCGCGCCTGATGTTCCTGAACAACAACACGCAGACCAACACGCTGCTGCCCAACAGCATGATCGACGCTTTCGACGACGGGACGAACGTCACGGTCTACGGCGGTATCAACCGGCTGGCGCCCGGCAACCAGTCGTGGAAAGGCCAGTATTACGTTGCCGCGACCGGGACCGGGCTGCCGGGAACCTCCGGCTACACCCGGACGACGATGTCCAACCAGATCATGCAATCAACCGACAAGGCCGGTGGCGAACCGCCGACGTTCGGATTGATGAACCCCGGCGACCTCGCGACATTGAATGCCGACTTTATCGGGATCGAGCAGCAATTCGTGACGCCGGGTCGCGAATATTCGATGTCCACCGCCGTCCGGTCGTCGTTCCCGAACCTCAACGTCGCGGGCGTGCCGATCTTCGCCGACCACTTCTGCCCGCAGGGGACGGTGCTGTTTCCAAACAGCAAGTACACCAAAATGTACATGTCGGAGGACGCCGCCTTCGACTTCTCCGGGTTCTACCCGCTGATTCCGCTTGGCCAGATGGGCCAGCAGGGCGTGGTCGTGCTGGGATACAACCAGGTCACGAGCAAATGCGTCGCCAACGCCATCGTTACCGGCGTCGGCAACCCGGCGTTCAACAACCCGATTTGATGAGCGGGAGCTAGCCCCTAAATGCCTCAGAGCGACATTGGCGTCGGCAACCTGCCGTTCCCGCAATTCGTCTACCCGTTCAACATTACGAACGAGCCGTATCAGGTCGGCACCAACCGGATTTCGCTGGTGCCGGCGCAGGCGTGGTATGTACCGCGCGGCAAGTGGCAACTCTCCGTCTCCGGCTCGGTTTCCGCGTTGCAGTGGTTCGACCCGGTGCGCCTCGAATGGGTCAACCTGCTTGGCCCCGGCGCCGCATGGCAGACCGAATATTTCAGCGACGGCGCCAACTACCGGGTGATCAATCTTTCGGACAGCTGGTACACCGGCATTGTGAGCGTGGCCGGCACCGGCTACGCGCAAAGCTCGACGACCGTAACCGCAGGGACCGGCAACTCGACCTGGCAGCCCATCGTCGGCGGCGCGCTCGGGACGTTTACGACCAATACCGGAACCGGGTTCAATGCCGGCTCGGGGTGGACGAAGGCGCCGATCGTCGTCATCCCGGCGCCTCCCGCCCCAGGTATTGCGGCGACGGCGACTTGCGCGCTGTCGTCGGGGGCCGTCGGCACGGTAACGATCCGCACCGCAGGCGCCGGCTATACCTCGGCGCCGCCGATCTACCTGTTTCCCGACCAAACCGACCCGGCGTTTATCGCTGGCACGGCGGTCCTGTGGTCGCCCAATCCGGGGCTCGTGACCGTCGCGCTGACCGGCGCCGGGACGCTCACCGGATTGCTGCTCACGAATGCCGGCCAGTCGCTGACCACGGCGCCGACCTTGACGGTGAACGGCGTCGGCTCGTCCGCCACGGCGACGACCAGCCCGGCGACCGTGGTCGCGGCGGCGAACGACGTTTTGACCATTCAGCCCTGTTGAGGCGCCATGTTCGCAAAATACGACGACGCGGTAAAACCGACCAAGGAAGGCATCGAGTCGCTCGCCATCCGGCACCTGTGCTCGCCGGGTGAAATGGCCGCGATGCGGTCGATGGCGGCGCTTCGCGCAAAGCTGCCCGACGCCTATCGGGTCGTCGGCCACCGCCCCGGCGTCGATCATCCGTGGGTCCATGTCGCCGCGCGATGGGACGGCAATGCCCTGTCGGACGACGTGTCCGCCGAGATCAGGGAAGCCGTCAAGCCGATGATGGTTCGGTACGCCGGTTTTGACGACGGCATGTTCTCATGGATGGTCCAAGCGCCGACGCCGGAGGACGAAGAGACATCCAAAGACGCCCCGAAGGCGCAAGCCGAGGGAACCCCCGTCGTGTTCGCGACTGCCCCTCCGGCGCAGACGCTTCCGGTTTCACCGACCGCCGACAAGCCGGCCTGATCCGCCTTGCGGGGGAAGCCCCCGCACCGCAGAGGCATAGTCGATGCTCACAGCCTATGAAACTGCGGTTCAGCAACTGATCCAGTCGGTGCGGTCCGGGCTGATTTCGACGCCGACGCTCGACAGTTACATCAACACAGCGCGCG